CGCTGATGGACTAGCCTCTAAAATCGCAGAGTATAAGCAGACAGCAGATGGACAATTTACCACAATCACCAGCCAATTGGGCGATATGCTCAAAAAGACGGATATCAATATCACAGATGGCCGAATTTCATTTGGAACTGGAAAAAGTATTGATGGACGAACCATCAGCTCATTGTTGGTACAGGAGCCAGAAGCAATTGCCTTGATCGCAAAACTGATCAAGGTCAATGGAGACATGGTAGTTGATGGATCTATTTTAGGTCGACATATCGCAGGCGAGAGCGTGGAAACTGGACACATGAAGGCAGGATCAGTTACTACGCAGATTTTGGCTTCGAACTCAGTCACAGCTGATAAAGTGTTGGTAGATTCTGCAATGATTGATAAGCTGGTATCTAATCAAGCATTTATCAAGGAGTTAATGGCCCAAAAAGCTTTTATCACACAACTTGCTTCGATTGATTTTTCAGCCGAACATATCAAGGGAGGTCGGCTAAGTGCAAACAATGGATCGACTGTATTTGATTTAGACAATGGACGTTTATCATTTTACGATAATTTCACGGGTGTTTTCCGTGATCAGTCAAATGCTTCAAGTCAAGGTCTTTTTTTCCGAAACGATGATGTAACAATTAACGGAAGACGCTACATCAATTCCAAGGCTATTATTGGGGCTGACCGCCGTGATAACGACATTAGAAGTCACTGGAATCAAGGTGGTTTCAACGGAATGATCGTAGACACTATCAAGGGAGTCGGGACAGGAGACCATGACAATGCCGACAAAGTCACATTTGTAGGAGATAGATTCCACTTTACTCACTCTTATGATTACGATCCAAACACGAATACAAATCCTTATGGTTGGAGAATAACAACGTGGGGACAAACTACTATATCACCATTTGGGACAAATGGAAGAAATACCAATGTACAAGCTGGGGACTTCCTACTAATCAACAACGGGAACAATGGAGTATGGCTTAGACAAGTTTTGAGAACTCTCAAAACAGCATTACAACACTTCGTCAATGCTGGATTTGCCACAGATGATTTCATTCCACAGAATGGTAGATCTATGAGAATAGCTCTTCATAGCTCCATTAGGAATGCAGTAGCTAGTTCTTTAAGAGAATTTGACAGATTCGAAATTTAGAAAGGTAAAATAATGAACGAAAACACATACGTAGCAATCATTACTGATTTGGCCAACCAATTGGCAAATAAGACAATCAACGAGGCTGAATTTAAGGCCCGTCTTACTGAATCACAACAGGGAAAAGAACAGCTCATCAAAGAGTTAGAAATTTATCGCTCTGTCCTTGAATCTGATAAAGATTTAATGGACCTATTTGAAGAAGTCAAGAATAAAATTGAGGCAGAAAAATAATGGATTACAAAGTACAGTTTAAAGCATATGACACAGTAGCCGACACAACTAAAGTGGCGATCAAGCAAGCCTTCCCATATCGCGTATTTGAGGAAAATTTGCCGAACAATCGCATGAATGATGATGATGCAACACTGGTTGAAGCAGTGCTGAACATCGTCCGCATGGAACTTGATACATCTGGAGCAGTCGTAGCCATCAAAAAAGAGCTTGACAAATCTGTTGAAGCCAATAAAGATGCTATCGCTAAGATTCAAGCTCTCACGAAGGATAACGAGGAGAAAGCGAACCAAATCCAGAAGATTAAGGAAGTTGCAGAGTGGAACGTGTTGGCCCGTGTGACCGACGTTGAAAATCCACTTGATCCAACTGTATTCAAGCGTGGCCTTGAGTTGGTAGACCTTGGTCAATCTGGTAAGACTTACCAACCACAAGAGATCTTTACGATCGAAGATCCAAATCACACTGAAGAATTTGGAGAAGGTAAGCGCATCATGATCCAAGTAAATGAACCATTTACATATCATGGCGAAACCTTGGATCAGTTAAACAATCTTTACCAAAATGGCAAAATTGGCATTTGGAAGTGGACCAAACCAAAAGAAGAAGCTTCCAGTGATTTGGCAACTCAACCAGTAGCCACAGCTACACCACAACCAGTACTTTAATCAGAAAGGGGCGTGATCTATGATCCACTTTACACCAGAAGACATCAGTATGATGGTCGGATTTGTCGGGATCCTCCTCGGTATCTACGGCAATTTTAAGGGCAATATCGTGGCACAGGAAAAACGTATGGTAATCTTGGAAAAAGATATCGAGACTATGCGTGACTTTCGTCTAACGGCTGTCAGACGGCTCGACAACCACGATGAGCAGAATAAGTCCTTGCTGATCCTCGCAGAGCAGGTAAAGGCTTTGAGTGAGGATATGAAGGAGCTTAAAGCCCTTATCCAGAGCAAGAATTAGGGAGGTGATGTGATGTCGAGTATCATGACAAGCATCAAGCAGGTTGACGGTGGAAGTGTCATCAAGTCTGGTGACACCTCCTCCGTTTTTAAGTTTGAGATTCTGGACGATGATTTTGTCAAAAAGGACCTCACAGGCACTGGTAAGCTGGTCATCTTTAACTCTAAGAACATGATCTTGTACCAAGATGTCGAAGTTGAGAACGGTAGCTTCAGCTTTAAGTTCGACAAGGTTGTAGCTCCGGGATATTACAAGCTCGAGATCAAGCTAGACGGGTACGTGTTCCCAACAGGCGACTTTGACATTCGCGTACGTCCGTCATTTAACCCAGCGAACAGCGTGCCAGAGTCAGCCGAAGACCCAAAATGAGAGCGTTGGCCGAAGAAGTACGGAAGCAATTGGGCAACGTTAAAATAGACGAGCTTCCAGACCTAGTAACAATATATAACCTAGCTAAAATTTGAAAGGAAATAAAATATGGCAGAAAATAGACTTGAAGCAGTAGTAGTAGCAATCGGAACCGATATCAAAAATTTGCGTAAGGCGATCAACGACAAAGAAGCAGGCGCTGGAATCACGGAGCAACAACTCAATGAAGCAATCCAGCGTGCCAAAACCGATATTTTGGGCGAAGGAGTCCCAGAGAATTTGGACACGCTCAAAGAACTCGCAGACAAGATTGCTACTCTTAACGGTGACACAAACGGAGCTATCGTAGCGAAGTTGACAGAGCTTGGCAAAAAGATTGATGCTGTAGCTGATGTCGATTATCTTGCGACTTACAACCAAGCGAAGGGAGAATAGCGTATGAATCTAGTCGAAGCATTTAAGCAGATCGGACGTGATATCAAGGCTCTTGTGACCAAAACTGAAAAAAGTGAAAAAACGCTAAAAGAGTTACAACCAACGGTTGAGGCTCTAGCAACCAACTTGGATCAGGTCTTGGAAGAAGTCGTAAGTCGCGCCGAATTTGACGAGTTGAAGAAAGAAATCGCAGAATTGAAAGGAAAACAAAATCATGAATAAAATTAACTGGTCTGTACGTTTGAAAAATAAAAATTTCTGGTTGGCAGTAGTGCCAGCCCTTGCATTGCTATTCCAAGCATTTGCAAACATTTTCGGCATCAAATTGGAATTTGGCGAAACCATTGATAAGATCTTAGTATTTATCAATGTACTCTTTGCCTTCCTCGTCCTTATCGGAATCGTCAACGACCCTACAACCGTAGGATTCAGTGATTCAACTCGTGCGCTTGGTTATGAAGAACCTCACGAAGATTAGTATATTTTTGCTGGCAACCGTCTATTTTTGGGTGGTTGCCTTTGATTTTAGAAAGGAGCAGTAATGGCTACATCAAATGATATTATCAGATTCGCAGAAGGTCTAGCTGACCAAGGTGTAGGAGTTGATGCGGATAATTCTTGGGGAACGCAATGCGTGGACCTACCAAACTCTATCTCTATCAACTTCTTTGGTAAGGCTCTCTGGGGCAATGCGATTGACCTGCTTAATTCTGCCCGTGACCTTGGCTATGAGGTAGAATATAATCAAGAGGGCAACATTAACAGTCGTCCAAGAGCCGGCGCTGTATTTGTCCAAGAAACGATCTATCTATACGGTCATCCGTATGGTCACACAGGGCTGGTCATCGAAGATAGTGACGGATATACTATGCGTACCATCGAGCAAAATATTGACGGTAATGCAGACAGCCTCTATGTCGGTGGCCCGGCACGATACAATACCCGTGATTTTACTGGCATCGTAGGCTGGTTCTATTTCCCTGTAGATGACCAACCAGCACAAGTGAGTGCTATCACACCATCAGAGCCTCTTACGGTTGACTCCAATGGATTCAACCCAGAGACAGGCACATTCACAGTCGAAGTATCTGCTCTCAATGTACGGGCTTCCGCAGGCCTCTCTGGCGAGATTGTGGCAGTGTACACAGCAGGTCAAGCTATTAACTACGACGGCTGGATTGACAATGATGGCTATATTTGGATCACATACATTGCAGGATCTGGTAATCGCAGATATGTCGCAGTCGGACAATCTCAAAATGGTAAACGTATCAATAGCTTTGGATCGTTTAGTTAGATATTAGTTCTTTCCCTCCCGTTTTGGGAGGGCTTTTTTTGTGCTCTGAAATTTCCGTTATAATAGACAATCTCTAAAATGTCTATTATAACGGCAATTATAGCCGTATTTACTTGAATAAAATAACCAATAGTGCTATAATAATTGTACACGGATTTTAAACAATCTACTGAATAACCAAGTGTAGAAAGGGTGACACCTTGCTTGGATTGTATACATAATTCCCGTTACGCTCTCTGTGAGATATTGCGGAGGGATAAGTAATTCTCTTTTGAGTAATTGAAAGAGATCATGAAGTGAAAGAAGATTGAGGGTGTATGCAGTATAGAGGTTGTGCGTAATTAGACCATTATCAGACGGTGGCGGTGATAATAGACGCTTCCAGTGGAAGAATAATCTGGGTAGGCCTTGCGTAGCAGTAAGAACCGAACCAGAAATGCTAAATTAAACCGTTTTGCACTTGAGGTCGAGGGATCGGCCAATAACACCAAAGATAAGTACAAGTAGCCCAAAATGTGCAGACGATACATTAGAATGTATTAATGCTTAAAATATATTTCTGAATGTTGGGTGAAAGTTGGACGTAACCAGTCGTGCCTAGTCATTTAATCGCTACGGAAGTTACAGGGTCGCTCCTTGTAGCTCAGACCGTGGTAGGCTATCGGTCAATAAATTGCGTACAATCGAAGTAGAGCGAAGGCTCATTTAGTTGATTGTTTAAAGTTCGTGTCCTTGCATTTAGCAAGGTTTTTTATTTTTGTCCGACTACGTTATTGACTACGTTTCTATTTATTTGAGTGATATTTGACCATACCTAGAATACAGTAAAATCAACTAACCGAATCTGACTGATATACAATGGTAACTGTTTTAAAATTTTGCTATAATGAAGGGTATGAAATCCTATAATACCTTGAATGATTATTATCGAACCTTATTTGGAGAAAAGACCTTTAAAGTCCCAATTGATGCAGGCTTTGATTGTCCCAATCGAG